CATTGCCAACAATGAGTAATCCTTCTGCGATCACATCTGCAATACCACCAGATACAAATTCACTAACTGGTTTTAGTTCAGATGAAGTACCTTTCAGTCCGCGCCACATATCTGCATGATTTTGCTGTAAATCAGGCATACCAGTAGTCAACAGTTTTGCGTAAATTCCAACTTGCACTGGAATATGCGATACTGCTTTTGCTGCTTTGATATCTGATGCGCTATATTCGTTTTGTTTCATGTATTCATACACATAACCACGCAAATCTGCTGTCTTTACATTCTGATAATACAATCGTGCAAACGCTGAACGCTCTTTATGGAATTTATCACCAGACCATGTTTCTGCCGAAGACCAATCAGGATCAGTGAATCCAGTCTTCCGATTAATTTTTGCCCTAGGCTTCTTGCGAGGTACTTTGATGCTAATTGCCATGTTATAATTTCCTTTCGTGTTTGATTTAAATATACTATACACTACTTATAGTTTTTTGTCAAATATTATAGTGGAACGGCTTCATATAAGCGTTTTTGCTTGATATTCCACCTTTCAACGATAGGATTACCATCATCATCTTCATTAACCACGATATATGCAACGCCTTTCTTGACATTAGCATAACGATACCCATAATCAAACGATGATCTCTCTGTTACCCATACTAAATGAGGATATGCATCAAGATACGGGATTTTTGATTCATCTAAGTTCTTAGAAAATTCAAATAAGTTGTCAGTTGTCTTTTCTCGGAAACAACCTAGAATTGAACTGTCTCCCTTGTCAAAATAAACAGATGAATGTGCAAATGCCATAATTATACTCCCTTTGTGTTGTATGTCTTACCATCATTGCTTAGAGGAGACATTTAGCGTACTGTAGCGACTGTTTATGCAGTACTACAGTGACAAATATAAACCAGTTTCTTTTTCAATTAAATCTTGCATCATATCACAGTATATTCCATCATGTGATGCAACTTCTGCGATCTTAACACCCCAAATCTTACTAAATGTAATGTCGTATGTATCCATAGAGTTTAAAGCAACCTTAACATGGTTAACTCTCTTACTTCCCATAATGCGAAAAGAAAGATCATTACCGCTAGTGGCTAAATTCTTAGCACCCATCATATACAATGCTTTGTTACCGATTTGATTTTTAATAATAGAAGCAACTTGTGACATAATTTTTCTCTCTTTGATTAATTAACCTACTTAACCATTATAGCAAGATGCCTTACATTTGTCAAGTGTTTTTGAAATCTTTTTGCATAAATACTCTATATATAAGGAGTAATCTATGCCTCGTTTAAGTCTCTATCGTGCGACAAAAACCAATGACTTTAATTTTCATGACAGAACCATCAGAGAACAGTTTGATATCGGTGGTACTGCTATACATGTTCATAAATATCTTGGACCCAAGGAAACTATACACAGCAAGGACCCAACTGAACCAAATTATGGTTCTGGTCTTGAACTTGATCCCACACTTGGCATTGAAATCAATCCCGAAGGCTTTATTAATGAAACTAAGATACAAGACTTGTTGTTTATGGAAAATCGTGATCGTAAATATGATCCAGACATTTTTGAACTACGAGGTGTATACAACGTAACAGACAATGATTTTGACTTGACACAATTTGGTCTATTCTTAACTAATGACACAATGTTTATCACATTTCACACAAACGATATGGTCGCAAAGGTAGGAAGAAAACTCATGCCGGGCGATGTACTAGAATTACCTCATTTACGAGATGATCTTTTACTAAACCATGACAGAAATGCTATCAATAAATTTTATGTCGTACAAGATGCTAACCGTGGCAGTGAAGGTTACAGTCAAACATGGTATAGTCACATTTGGCGTGTAAAAGTAACACCATTGACCGATACACAAGAGTATGCAGACATACTAGGAACAGCCGATGATCCAAATAGTTTGAAACAAGATTTAAGTTCATATAAAACAGAGATAAATATTTCTAATGCTATTATACAAAGTGCTGAATTGGATGACCCATTAGGAATTCCATTAGTTAGTCATTTGTTCGGTGCTGCACCAACTGCGGTGGAATATGATCATGGTGAAGTATTAGAAAAAGGTGATCAATTCCCACAACTACCAAACGATGGTGAATATTTCATAAGAGAAGACTTCACTCCAAACCGCTTATTCGTTTATCGCGGTAGTCGTTGGCAGCGTTTGTATGACAATGTCACTGATTCTACTTGGTCTGATAGAACATTCAATGCAAGTGGATTCATAGACAATAAAGCAACAACTATTATAGACAATAAAGAGGTGCCTGAAAGACAGGCATTATCAGATGTAATCAAACCAAAGAGTGATTTTTAATTATGGCACAATATTTTTATGACAGACAAATTCGTAGATACATACAACAGTTCATCAGATTGTTTGCTGGCTTTGATGTACAAATGGGAGTTAATGACCAAAAGATGCCCATATACCAAACTGTACCAGTTCGTTATGGTGATACCAATCGTATGGCTGCACATATTACTCGCGAAAATAGTGAAAATGTAATAAACACTGTTCCGTTCATATCTTGTTATGTAACTGGACTTGACATGGCGCCTGAACGCAGAATGAATCAGCAACATGTAGATAAAGTACAAGTATATGAAAAGGCAGTAGATGAAACAACTGGTGAATACACTGGTGAAGTCGGAAATCGGTACACTGTAGAACGACATATGCCCGTTCCTTATAACCTAACTATGAATTGTGATATATGGTCATCAAATACAGATCAGAAATTGCAATTACTTGAACAAATAATGGTATTGTTCAATCCTACGTTGAATATACATACTACTGACAATCCTCTTGATTGGTCAAGTCTTGCATATGTTGAAATGAAAAGTTCGCAATGGTCAAGTCGTAGTGTGGGCGCAAGTGTTGACGATATCATTGATGTAAGTACACTTACATTTGAAATGCCGATATTTATTAATCCACCAGCAAAATTAAAGCAGCAAAAATTGATTTATACAGTAATCAATCAATTGTATAACCTAGATGATGTTAACTTAGATGCATTTGATGCAAACGAAGAATTTGATACAACATCACTACAATATGTAACCGTTACATTAGACGATATGAAAGTTAAATTTGAAGATAATAAGGCATTCTTACTAAATGAATCTGGTACTCAGGTTAATACAGATATTGGTGGATTGCTTGATTGGTCTAAATTCCTAATCCCATTCGGTGAATTGCGAGAAGGTATTAGTCAGATTCGTATGCGAAAATCAAGTGCGCCCAATGTAATGGATAATGATATTATTGGTAGACTTACATTTGATGCAAGTAATGTAAATGCACTTAATGTAGAAATAGACACTAGTACATTGCCAACAAACACATTGACTGCGGTTAATGGTGTTTTAGACCCATTACAGAATTATCCTGGCGATGGGGCGGTTGCTGTTGCGGTGGTTGGTGATAGATATATTATTACTAATAATATTCCAAACGGACCCGAGTGGGCTGGCTTAACCGCAACCAAAAATGACATTATTGAATATAATGGGACGAACTGGACTGTATCATTTGATAGTAGTGCGATAATCACCCAACAATATGTAGAAAACATCATTTCTGATGACCAATTAGAATGGTCTGATGGTGATTGGATTAATAGTCATGAAGGAATATATAACTCAGGATTCTGGCGCCTTTATATATGATCAAATACGATGGTCATATGTGTTGGCATCAATTGTCCAATCATGCTGACGAATCTATGATTCATTCGTGTGATTGGTTGGAATTCATGCTGCCGATGCAACATGCTATCACGATTGAACTAACTATATTGTCAATTTGTACATTTGATGAGCATATTAAACATATACTCAGTGATTATCCTAATATAAAAATAATATACATATATAATAGTACTAGACTTGATCCTAGATATGTATCACAGGACATACTGGCGTATTTTATTGAAGTCTTTAATAAGTATGATGAACATATAAATTTTATATATAATGAAGGGATACAATCGCTTATTAAACACAAAGCAATGCCAATCTCTGTATTCAATAGTTTTTTGAGTACATATAAAACGTTTGCATGGCGACCAGAGGATTTTGAAGATTATATAGATGAACATGGACCAGAATATCGTGCATTATGGGCATCACTAAATGAATATCATAAAGATTTTACATGGAATGACTTTGTGTATATTGTAACCAACAATTTAAAACCAGCAAATCAATGTATTAAGAATATAGAACTTGTATTAGACGGACGAAAAGATTTCAAAGATTTTAGTCATCGATTAGATCATGATTAAATACGATGCACATATGTGTCATCATGAGTTAACAAACCAAATCGACCAATCTAATGTAGATAATAGAGACAATATACATTCATGTGATTGGTTACAATATATGTTACCAATGCAAAATGCTATTAAAATTGAACTTACGTTATTATCAATTGACAGATTCGATAATCATATTGAACATATACTCAGTGATTATCCTAGCATAAAAAAAATACACATATATAATAGTACTAGACTTGATCCTAGATATGCTCGTCAATATACCATTGATAATTTTATTAATAGTGTACATAAATATAATGATAAGATTGAAATAATATATGAAGAGAGTATTAAATCACTAGTTAAGCATAATACGATGACAATAGATACACTTGATAAGTTATTGTCGCAATATGCAACATTTATGTGGTATCAAGAAGAGTACGACTGTTATATTGATATAGATAATGCATATTATAAAGCATTGTGGTTATCAGTAAATGAATATCATAACGATTTTACATGGTATGACTTTGTTGGAATTATAGACAATAATTTAAGTCGTTATCATTGTTAAGGAATTAAAACATGGATAAATTAAACGCGAGTGGGTGCATATTTTTAAGTATAGATACTGGTAGAGTATTACTGCAACAACGTAGTGAGAAATCTAGTCATCCACGTACTTGGGGTTTTTTCGGGGGGAAGGGCGAGAAAGGTGAGCGTCCGTTAGAAACATTACTTCGTGAACTTGAAGAAGAGGTTGGAATGTTGCCCGATGTTGAAAAAATATACCCACTGAATAAATTTATATCACCAGATAAAAGATTTGAATATAATACATTCGCGGTTGCGGTATTTGAAGAATTTATTCCACAACTTAATAACGAAAGTGATGGTTTTTGTTGGGTTAAGATAGGTAACTGGCCTCGTCCATTACATCCTGGAACTAAAGCACAATTATATAACAAAGAGATTGTAAAGAAAATTAGAACCATACACGAAACTAGTTCAATGAATGGTTCTAATTGGTTAGATACGCTTTAATCTGCGCTAATGCGTTTTTTCATACTTGCGATGAATTGCTCACGCAACCATTCAAAATCATTGATTTTTTGTAGCATTTCTACGTCATCTTTATGTTCAATGCCATACGCCTTTCCTTCTACTGCGCCTTTAACGCAATATCTTCCAAAACGTTGACCATTATCCACTGTGCACCAGATTTCTAAACGACTACTCGCTTCATTATTGATTCTGTCATTTGCACCAACATTTGATGCCAATTTTACACATTCACGAAACGCTGAACGCCATGTTCTGAACGGATCTTTGTTAAACATTGTAACATTAGATATATTAGACACTGGTTGATAAAATGATACACCTTGTGAGAAATCAGGTAATACATGTCCCATCTCAAGTAGTTGTTCACGTGGGAATAACTTAACCGCACCATAACCATACTCTAAATCGTTTATAGGATTACGCGCTGACCAAACATATGTCGTATTCTGACGTTTGTTCATTGGTGGTATATAATCAAATTTGAAATTTGGCACTATCTCTGCATCTGCATCAACAATATAAATCATTTCAGTTTTGCATATAGATGCTGCTTGCCTGTGTGCATTCGCAATGCCTTCTACATTTTTTATATGTTTAGCATCTGGGAATAACTGTTTTAATTTCTGATAATTAGAATCTGCTTCTGCTTCATGGAAACTAATCATAACTACTTCAAAATCAGCATTATGGTATGAACAAATAATTTTATTGTCCAAAACACCATGTGCTACTCCAGAAGTAGGTACTAATTTTACATCACCCCATGAAGTATCACGACCTGTTCGTCTTATTACTCTAGGGAAAGAGTGAATAAAGTTGTGTCCGATATCACTTGGTTTATAGTGCCATGGGAAGTCTGGATTAAGGTTTTGTGTATCATCTACTATCCAAACCATATCACTAGTTTGTTCATATTCACGCGCTATTAGTAATAATGCGTCAACATCATTACTACGAGGTGCTACATGAACTGGATATGATTGGAATACGTGCTTTTTTAATCTGTCCCAAGGCGAAATAACTGTTTGACCTTTAAAATCAAACAATGTTGATTGTGTTATATTAATCATTGCAATTGCCTTTTATTGTAAATGCGGTTGTACCAACATGACTTATTTGCATACTAGTATCATTGTCAACCCACACTTCGTAACCATTATCGGCTGCTTTTTTACAGAAGAACATATCTTCGCCTATTAGACTCGTATAATCATTATTCCATTCTACCCCGAAGTGAGGTTTTTGTATCTTTTCGTATACCGATCTTTTTACTAACATTGCACCCATTCCGACAGCATCTACGGTTTCTATGCCCGTTTGACTGAATACTCTCTTATCTAAATCACCAAATGTCTTAAATGCTACTGGGCGATGCGGTGGTACACGTGTGCTATAATTACACGCTATAATATCTTTATCATGCGACATTAGTGCTTCAATAATAACTGTAGGGAATATCATATCGCTATCAAGCCATAAAATATGTGTACAATCAGTATCTAATGCAGTATTAACAAGTTCTTGTCGTTGCATTGCAACTTCGCTTCCTATATTCATATGAATAGTAATTGACTTATTATCTCGCCCGCATTTATTAGTTAACATAGCAAGACTATGTGTAAATGCGGAAGTGACCAAATCACGAACTGGAATACAAATTGCGACTTTTGCGTTAAGATTTTCTTTATAGTAAAATTTGGGTATACTTACCATAGTTGTTAAATCATACCAGCATCAAGTTCGGCTTCAACAGTCTTGAATTCTTCATTCAAAGTCTTTGCCAATGTTGCTGTTGTTTTTACACATGCAGCGAATGCGTTATCACTTAATGATACCATATAATTCATATGCTCTGGTTGTACTTTACCGATAGTAAGGATATCAATTGCTGCTAATTTAGCAAGTCGTTGAATCCAATATTCCTCTTCGGAATCTTCGATATTTGCAAGTAACGAAGCAACATCATGCTTTGCAGAAAAATCATCATATACTGCTTGCAATACTGCTTGATCTGGATGACCACTCTGCGTTGCTGCGTCTAATTCTACTGTTAATGCTTGTGCTTGTCGTGCCGGGGTAGGATGAGAACCTAATAGAAATGTTTCCACTTCATATCTGGTGCGGATGCCTGTACTCATAGTTGTTTTCTCCATGTTGAGTTTACAAAATTTTAGTAAATTTATGTTTGGTAGGTAATGCGAGGACTTAGTCCCCGCATTTATAATAGATGGTTACGATGCACCAGTGCTATTAGGATTCTGCCAACCACCAAATGTTTCTGACAATTTGATGTTTGTTGTTACACTTGGTGAAATGAATGCACCTAATGTTGATAAAGAAACTGCTCCAGATAATCCGAAATAGTTACGTACTGTTCCCATAGTAATGGTTACACCTGTTGCTGGTAATGCCATGTTTTATTCTCCTTGTAACGCTGATAGTGATATCTGCTTATTATATTTATCTCTATGTTATATAGTTTAACATAGTCTTAATCGTATGTCAATGATATTTATATCATTTCTTTAAATTATTTATCTCTTCTTTTAACGAGGTAATTTGAATCTGTTGCTCTTTAACTGCTTCAATTAATAATCCAACAATATTACCATATGCTACCGACTTTAATCCTTCTGGGTTCGTATGAACTACTTCTGGGAATACTGCTTCAACTTCTTGTGCAATAACACCAGTACTGTTTCTGTTATCTTTATGAAACATAACACCTCTGAGATTATTAACAGTGTCTACCGCATTAGTGATTGTTTTAACATTATGCTTGAATCTAATATCGGAATATGCAGTAACATCACCAGTAGCCGTAAAGTTACCAGTGTATGCACCACTCATCGTAAACTCTGTACCAGTTAATGTCAATCCATTCCCTGCTGTGTAAGTAGTGTTAGCATCTGCTGCCAATGCTGACGCTAGTGCTGCGTCTGCTTTAGTAGTTGCGTCTGTCGCTGCTGCTGATGCACGAACTACGTCTTTAGCCTCTGCCGATGCTAGTGCCGCATCTGCTTTAGT